GCGGTGATTTTGCTTGACATCTCATTCATGAGTTTCACGCTAGCTTCGCTCATAGCAGCATAGCCGTCCTTCTTTTCACCATCAGCAACGAGCACAGCATCTTCTTCGCTCACGCTTGATTCCATCTCAGATTCTAGCGCTGATAGTTTCGCCTCTAGTTGTTTGACGAGTGCGTCTTTTTCTAAAAGCATGGCAATAAGCTCATCGGGGCTTTTGCCCTGTAATTCTGTTTGATCCATAAGTTTCTCCGTTAAAAGAATACGATCTATTTTTGATTGTGATTGTGCTGGTCTAGGAGTCAAGGTAACGGCTAAAAGTTGGGCATCACCTATTTTATTCCCACCATCTCTAGCATAGACGGGGCCTATAATAAATTCAGGGCTAGACCATAGATTACCCTCAGACTCCTCAACGATTTGAGCGCCCTTGGCTGTATAAAGGGGATAGGCATAAAGCCCATTATCCTTGATTTCAAGGTCAGCTATTTGCCCCAGAGCCATAGACACATCAGGGCTAGAAAGGCTAGAGGCATAAGGCGAAGAAGCATGATTCCAATCAATAATAACATTATCTGCAGTCTTTCGCTCATAAAATACTCTTACGATTTCCTCTAGGTCTTTTAGTGTGATAGTGCTTATTTTATTGCCATTCATGCGAGAGTTTACATCGCCTAAAGCTAGCGTTAAAAAAGGTTTGCCTTTGATAAGGCTGGCTACTGGTCTCAATTCGCTCAGTGCCTTATATTCTTGGTCTGCTTTATCCATTTGTCCTACCACTTTTTTAGCCCATGTATAGCCAGCATCACCGCCCCAGCCATCCCATGCTTGTCTTCCCTTGCCATATACCGCCCATGTTGAGCCTTGTTTATCGACTTCATGACGGGTAAAATAGGCAAGCATACGACGCACAGTATCCGGCGATAGCTGTTTTGCATTGATTAAATCCCTTGCCCTTGCGATGCCTATAGGAGTCATACCCCTTTGAGATGACGGCTTTTTTGCTCGATTATCTAAAGCGCGTTTAGCAGCCTCTTGAGCACCTTTAGGCGGGGTAAAATCAATGTGACTATATTTATCTGGGATAGCTAGATTCATTAACTCGGTTGAATTTTTGAGCTGTTGATTGATCACTTGCTTTTCAAATTTACTCATCTCTAAGACTCCTCAATCTCTCTGCCATAGCAAGAGATGGATTTTGAGCCACTTGTCTGTCTTGGCTAGTACGCACCGCCTCAATAGGTAATTCACCGGCGCCGATTCTTTGTCTTATCGCGCGCTCTAGATTGTCGTCTGGGGTAAGCAGTTGACTTGATACTAGGGCTGGCAAGCTATTTAAGGCATCTGTAAGCTCATCATTGTCTAGGCCTGTATGCACTAGACGGGGAAGCTTTGAAGACTCGATCTTGCCATAATTGAAGTTGATTAAACGCCCGATTGTACCACCACCAGCGCGGTCTTGTCCTGATATAGCAGATGCTACTAAATCTAAGAAGTTAATACATGCTCTTCTAAATACAGACAAATGCACTTCACCGACCGACCTAGCGCCAGTGTCCGAAATGCCTAGATTCAAAAATTGAGCCATAAATGCTTGACTTATTTGATTATCGCACTCTTGAATAACCTTAAGCGCGCCATCTGGATTGAAGCCAGCTTGACTACCAAAAGCGCTAAACTTTACCGCCGTATTTTCCACTAAATAAGATTGCTCTTGAGCGATGTAAGATTGTGCCTGTCGCACTGCTTCATTGATCATCTCGCTGAGTTGCCCATCAGTGAAGCCAGATCGTTCAGCGACTTCTCTATCAACAGCCACAACAGGCGTAGGGATAGCCCAGCGCTCAACGCCCACCGATAAGAGATTTGCTGTTCTTTGTTTTTGAGACCACCACCACCAGCATGGGCGCAATAAGCCGATGCCCTCAAAATTTGCACCAGTTTTATTTAAAGTCAATAGTAAAAGTTTTGATGCTGGTATAGGTTGAGGCTGTACGCCCCCCACCATATTTTGAATAACGCCGTCAAGATTACGACCGTCAGCAGATAGCCATCTTTGATGCGATGATGGCTCACGATCTGCGTACCTTTTTAAAAATACTTTTTCTTGCCCGATAGAGTCTTTTTCAACGCAATAAATCTCCTCAGCATATCGCCAGCCTTGAGGGATAAACTCTAGCAAATACCCCAGTTGTTCTTCCCATGAAATATCCATCATGCCACTATACCCATCAAAGCCAAAACATTCATTTGCGAATCGTGCCAGCTCCTCGGCCACATCGCTATCATCACCAGCTTTGAAAATCCATTTAGCAGATAAAAGAGTCTGCTTTACTACCGCCCACGATCTTTTAACGATAGGATCAGTAGCGAGCATATCCTCAGCAGTGATTACCCAGTTGCGCCCTGTTAATTGTGGATTTTGTTCTTTACCGCTTACATACCCAGATAAAAGATTTGTCCCGGGTATGCCGTAAGTTTTGTAAATGGGTTGAGCATCAACATATTGAGTCTCTTCCCCTTTAGTCTTTAGCGTCATAGCTGGATACATATTTTACCTTTTGAAACATTTTGATACGCAATTAAACATTATTGTAGATAGCATATTTAGAGAAAATCAAATAAAAAGCAAATAAATGAAGATTTAGAGAAGCCAGCCCTAGAAACTGCAAGGATAAAGAGAGCCGGCTTGTACTCAATGTGTGCGTTAAGATCGCTAGAAATCATCTCAATCAAGGATACGACAAGAACGCATCAATCTAACACAAAGCAAAGGGCGTTTATTTCATGTGCATAATCAAAAAGCAATTTTACATCTTGAGTGATGGGCGTGTCTGGTACGAGGGTAAATCGTACGATCCCCAAGACTGTGAATTTTTAGAGGGATCGTATCTAGTGCTCAATACAATAGATGAAAAAATTGAAAAGCCATCTAAAAAACAGGCTAAAATAGAGCCCGTTCATACTATCATAGAAAGAGATTTAGATATGTCTTTACCCTTAAATCTGGATATGCTCATCACATATCCGTCTATCACATCACAAGCGCCCGTAACTCACACGGCTATCGAATCCCCAGCGCTACCACCAGAGATCAATCAGTTGCAAGAGCTGCTTAAGGTAACTGGTAATAATTTACCTCTAGCAATAGCGATCTTAATTGCACTGGTCTTTTACAAAGACAAAAAAAAGAAAGATCAAGAATCTCAAGATCATGCCATTGCTTGCGATATCGAGAGAAAAGACTTGCTTAAAAGACTAGATATTATTGAATCCGAATTTAAGCAATTCGAGAAAGATCAAGTTAAAATTATGGTCGGCGATGGTGATATCAAAGATCGCATTGAACGCCTTGAACGCCATGTCAAGAATTTGCAATAGGTCTTAATCCTCAGTCAATAAATCGATTTCAATCTCATCAATGACGGCTAAAAGTTTCTTTTTAATGGGATCATCTTCTTTAAGCAATGCCATAATAATATCCCTTAAAAGCTTAACGCTGTGCAATGTCATTTTCTCTCCTCTTCTTTGCTCTGTATCTAGAAATGTGCCAGTGCACTGACGCGGGATTGAGAGAGACGGCTTCGCCTATGACTCTCAAAATACAGCCCGCTTCGTACATCTCGATGATTTTGTTGATTGTTTCTTGTGATGTTTTTACTCTTGGCGCTACTCGATAACGCCCGTGCTTGCTGATATCCATGACCAGCCCTAGCTCGATCAGCTTTTTGTATCTTAGTTGTCGCGCCGTCTCCGGATTACAGCCCATGATCTTAGCGATTTGATGTACTGGCATAGTATGATCGACAAGCCGGTAATCGAATCGTATGGGCTTTTTGCCCCCTGCCTTTTTGCGTTCTCTAGGCTCTTTAGGCGCTTTAGGTTCTTTGATGCCCTTGGGCTTTTTCTTTAGCCCGTACTCCATAAGAGTCGCATCGTCTAGCGTTTGCCCTTTTTCAATAAGACTTTCAAGGTAAAGTAGTCTATCCATTCGTTAACCTCAATAGTGGCTCGTGATCTTGTACACGCTGTCTTGATCTTCGTACATATTCTTCATTTTGCTCTATGCAGATATAGCGCCTATTTGCATTGATACACGCTATTGCTGTTGTTCCACTTCCACTACAATTATCTAGCACTAGATCACCTTCATTCGTGTAGGTCTTTATTAGGTATTCAAATAGGGCTACGGGCTTTTGCGTTGGGTGAATACGATCTCTTTCATCTTCAAAATAGATTATATCGGTTGGGTAATAACTATCAGTATTTGTAGGGATTCTTTTTAGCTTTTTATCTCCCGTCACATTTTCTTTTTGACTACTATTTTTATGTAAATTCACTCTTAACTCAGATTTTACTTTCTGGGGGTTATATGTTGGCAGTGATTTATAAAAAACTAAACAATCTTCATGCTGTCTTAGGGGGGTCCGATTAGCATTTAAGAAACTTGTTATTTTTGATTTATGCCATATCCATTTATATCTAAAAAGCTTCAAATTACTAGCGCCCAAGAAAATAGTAAATTTTGCATTAGCAGTTAAAACAATAGCCCCATTGTCTTTGATTATCCTCTCATACTCTTGCCATAACTTTCCCATGTCAATAATCGAATCCCACTCACAAGCGGTAGTACCATAGGGCAAATCACATAGGATCATATCAATGCTTTTATCTGGTATACTAGGCATCAGCGCCAAACAATCCCCGTGATGAATTTGATTTATTTCAAGCATTTAAAATCTCCTCAAAGATCGATTAATAAGGTCTCTTTGTTTTAGTTTCTCTTCAACGATATGCGATCTATCCTCGATAGGTAGTTTCACATTGACAGTTGAATCCGACCAGCGCCAATTAATGACATCGTATCTAAGCGCATCAAGAGGGTCTTCATGCCCGTCTTTTTTCGGCTGTTCTTTTTGATCCCATGAGTAAGACAAGATTGCTTTTTTAAAAGAGTTGCCTGTTGCCCTATCGCCAGCATCCCAGACCTCACGAGTGCATAAGATTTGCTTTGAGTGCATGAGGCGTTTAACGCGGTTGATGCCATTCATGATGTCGGTACGAATAGGATCGGTGGCCCATCTAAAAGTCATGCCTATGCCCTCTTGCTCTGGTGGTAAAGATAGTGCCTTGAACGACGATTGAGCGGTATGGTCATTGCGATTGCTACCAGCCTTATCGCCACTAGCGCCGTCAAGCAAAATCCTATTAGGGTATGAGCTTGCTAGACTACGAGGGCAAGCCTTGAGGAGTATAAGTCTAGCTAGCTCACTTAGTTTTATTTCTTGGGGATTGATCTCACCGCATATCACATCAGCTTTGAGA